CCTGCTCACCAGGGTCATTGGTCAGGTTATTAGAAAGAGCTGCGACCAGTTTTGCCTTGGCTATCTCAGGCGCAAGTGATGTTTCCATGGATACTTTCTGTGTCTCAGCCTGCGTCTTGGCTACATCAGCTTGCTTACCCTGCATATCAAGCATCATGGATTGTTGAGCCAACTGTTGTTGCTGTGGATCAGGTTGGGACATTTTCTTCATGTTCTCGATGATTTCTTCACGATTTGTCAATGAAGAATTCTGGATAACGCCCTGCATCAATATCGGTGTAAGTTTTGAGTCTGCTCCCAATGTCTGTATCAGGAAAGCCAGTTGTTTCTGTTCATATTCCCTTGCAATAATACCCAAGGTAGCTGTAGGAATGAACTTAACATCCAATGAAGGATAGCGTTCAGGGTCAAACTGCATATATCTCCATGCAGCTTTATTGACGAAAGGAATAAGGAAATCTTCCTGAAAATTAACCAAAGTACGCTTGTATTTCTTAATCATGGTGGCAGTTGCCATATCCATGTTTCCATCCCTTGATACCTGAGAGACCTGTCCGGCAGAATCCATCGTACCCGTAGCCATCAACAGCATACGCTCGAATTCCTTGCTGGTTTCGATCATCTGCCCATCTGTTTGACCAAACTTGAACGGAAATAGAATCTCGGCAGGATTTCCATTGGTCATTATATTATTGCCTGGCTTTACCTCGAACTTGAATCCTCTTGGAACCCTGGTAGCATCCATTCCCATCATCGGGGCAGAGGTAAGCGCCAAGGAGTCCATGTGGGAACGTACCGAACCGTCAATGGAAACCTGCATATTCAGTGCTTTTTCAGCCGTACCACGACCAAACAGGCGATTAGGGACCGTATCAGCCTGATAACTGATAACAGGACGGTCTTTCATCATATAAGGGGAGATTTCAGCTTTAAGTATCGCTGAACCATTGGCAATGACTACGATTGCCTCAACCATATCACCATAATCCTCGAATTCATCACGGATCAATGGACCTTGGCTATCTTCTTCTTCGGTATCGACTTCGGATAGGTATTCTTTTGGGACAAGTCCGTAATAAGTCAACAAAAGTACTTTATCGTCTCTATAATCAGATTTTTCCTGTGACGCTTCCAAAGAATCATCGGTATACATCGTGGAAAGTTCAATATCACGGTATTTTCCAGACTTTACCCCTGCAACAATTTTATGAATCGAGACATACTTCTCAATCCCGACACCCATACAGTCATCTATTGAGATACCATTTGGGTCACATAGGAAGTTATTAGGATTGACGGGGGAGAGTTTTACAGATACACGTTCTATCTCACCAGCTCCATACGCTACCATTTGGTTATCAACAGGTACTTGCATGGGTTTGTACTGTTTTTGCGTAGTAACGATGACTTCACCGATACCAGTACCATATATTTCAGCCAGAAGTGAGATATTTTCGATGGATTTGCGAATCTTGTCTTGCGAGAAGTCCTCCATCAACTGATTTTTAAGTTGTTCTACATCAACTTTCGTACCGTCAACGTCTTTAAGGTCATCTTTTATATCAAAGTATTCACCTTGACCAAAGATAGCCTCCATTATCTCGGCATGACGTGTTTCAATGGCTTGTTGGGTAGCAGGAGAGATGATCTTGGAGCGTTCTGAAGATCGGGTCTTGTCAGTCTGTTCAAACTTTCCCCTGAACATCCTTTCGTACTTCTTCCAGTCATCAGAGTAATTCTGTTCACGATGGTCACGCCATCTGTCAGTGTGTTCTATGATGAAATTAAGCAATTCCTTATCATTTTCAGTAGGTTGGTAATACTCCTGAACATCTGGTTCAGTCAAGCTGATAACCTTTGCTTTTGTGTCATCGTGAGTAATAGCCATAGAACCTCCAAATTATGCTACCTTTTACAGCATACTTAGCATTTAGTCAAGTGAGTACTTACTTATACTCCTGCCAGTTCATCTAGAGGCTTCCAATCTGGTTCTGTAGATTCTTTACCATAAGTGGTAATACTGAGGTTTGCTATTGAAGCAAGACAATCCAAAAGGTCGTCATGGACTCGTTCAGATGGAAAACCGATCATTTCACGTTTCAACTCATCCCAATTCTCATCAGGGTTGAAACTGATACGACCATGTTCCATCAAACCTTGTAATGCATAAGTAATGCGGTTTATTTTACTGGTAGAAGCTGTAGGGATTTGTTGGATATGGGCGAATACCTGATTCTTCCTCATCAAGTCCTCAAGATAAGGCATCAAAGCTCTCATCAGGGAACCTTTCTCAATCCCAACTGCTATAGGTTTATGGGTTCTTATCGCCATCAGGACGCGAACGGCTGATTCTCGCACGTCCCATCGTCCGTAATCTATCTTCTGTACCCACCAATTTCCATTGTCATAAACCCTAACTACTGCAATGGCAAAGAAGTCAAGGTGTTTTTTCTTACCGGCGATGACATTCTCATAACCGGCAGGGTCGATAGCGATAAAAGTGGAATATTGACCTGTAGGAGCTTTTTCTTTCTTGAACCACTCTAATTTTAGTACATTAGCACCAGTTGTATCCCAAGAGGCTTCAAATTCCCTGAAAAACTCGGCTGCACCCATAGAATTCTTGGCAGCTTGTATCTCAGACTTCTTGATGTATGGATTATCTGCGGTAGTGAAATGCCATGATTTCCACTCAGGATCATACTTATCGTGATCTTCCTGACCAAAATCGTAGTACTTCCTGAACTCCTCTGCTTCCGGTGCAGGGGTTCCGATAAACAAAGCCCCTCCTTCCATATCGGCAAGTGATGGTCTGATACTGGACTCCCAAGTACCAGACTTAATATCCTTCATTTCATCCAGAATAGCGTAAAACAGTTTCTTTCCACGCAACCTATCTGGTTTATCAGCCCCACGAATCTGAATCTTTACCCCATTCTTCAGGGTAATGTCACCATCATTGATATGTGCTTTTGCGATAAGGGGTTCTGCAAGGTGAGTTACCAAGTCCCACATAAGGTCATAAGCCATGCCTTGTGTTGGAGCAACATACATCACCCTGGCATCAAATGAAGGGCATTGTGTAGCCTTGGTAATAAGCTCTATTGCTGAAAGTCTGGTCTTTCCACAACGTCTACCAGCGACTACTACCTTGAACCTTGTAGAATCCAAGTAGACAGATTTTTGCCACGGAGTCAGATCATAGGAAATAACTGTGTCATTCACTTGCCGATCCTTCGATCAAAGTCAGCAATGACTCTATTGTACTCCTCAGTATCTTTAAAGCTGTGTGGAGCAGTCTTGTTCCATTCCTTGCAATAGGCTACTTTTTCCTGATAGAGTGGGCTATTAGGACGCTTTATTTCCTCTCTGCGACCATCAGGCCAAATAACCCTTGCCCTTTCAGGATTAGTACAACCATTTAACCATTCAGTATCATTCATCTTCTTTTTTTATTTCCAAAGGTTGATTTTCAATAACAGTTACTTCCTTGGAGTGCGTATCACCTATGACGATAGTGATATTACCCATCCCTCCGGTCTTGGCTTCAGCAGACTCAAACAAACTTACAGGAAGAAGCCTATCCATGCACATCTTCAATGCTGCCATCTGGCCTGGATGTTCGTCATTACGGGCTACATCAATCACCTTTCGAATGACTGATTCACCAGTAACAGCATGTAACAGCATGTTCTTGAATTCCTGAACACGCTTCTTGTCATCAGAGGCAGAATAGCCTATAGGGAGTTTAGCCTTGGTTTCCTTGACCTTCTCAGCCCAAGCCTTCTTGTTTGCTTCTCTTTTCTTTTGCTTGACCTGTTTACGGTACTCTGCATCAAAAGGTGTATCGTAACTCAATTGAACAAACCCTCCTTAATACCCTTCCAGCTCTCAGTTACCTGCTTCCAATCAGGTGGAGTAGTCATATCATCCTTTGGCATGACAGCATTCAAAGCAGGGATGATCTTCTGAATACCCTTGATTCCCTGATAGACAGGTTCAGCTACAGCCAAGGCCGCACCTTCCAATGGATTACTCACCCATTCCCGATAATAAGCCCTATGCTCATAAGGAGCCAATAACTGCTGTATCTCAGCATTACCAGCAAACTTCTCCCTCAACCTGTTCAGGTCAGTCCATGACATAGACTCTAAAGGATTATCCATAAGTGAGCACTAACTATTGACTTGTAAGTGAATACATACTAACATATTACCTGCAATAACTCAACACGCCTAATACCTTCAGGACTTGCCATCCAGTAACCTTAAACCAGGCAGTACAGATTAAACCACCCTGATCTGTATAGTGGACGCGGGTACTTCAACATTTATCATGCCCCCAATCACACTCAAACCTGATGTCTTTGGCCGGACAGTACGTCGTCCAGAGAAAGGCATCTATCATCCACTGACCTTATCCAACAACGACAAATCGCAGCTTACCCTCCTAGACTGCACCTAAAGGGGGGGACTTCCAACTTCAGTTGCCGTTCTACCTAATACCTATTGCAATCGCAATAGTTAGTACTTACTATCACTAGAACATAGTATCAGTCTACTTTTTACCTTTTCTGTGCAGAGGGGGATACCTACAACTCTTCAGCATCAGCACAATCCCTCCCCCCCCGTGTTAGCGAACACTCGTACTGTATCGAGCTGAAGTACGCAGATGTAATGTTATGTCAAATGAATGTAGAACGAGCGTACACTTGCATAGTGCATGGGCCTGGCATGGAGTGGGAGTGAGGAGATAGTAGGATACCTATTAGCACCTATCGCCATATCCTATCGGCCACCATACGCACATCTGTTGATCTAGGTTTAGGCTACCTCTTAGCCATTATCTGCTAGCTACCATCACTACCGGGATACCTAACCAGTCCTAGCTTAGTGATAGTCCTGGCTTATCACTGGTAACGACGTGATAGGTTTTACTTATCACTCACTAGTCTATATATATACGCGCACACGCACGCGAGGAGTACCACAATGTGACGATAATTGTCAACTAGTGACGAAAATTGTCAGAAAGTGACAAAAATTGTCATGTTCGGTTGGTGCTTACTATCACTACAATCTAGTATTCTAGCACTACTAAATAATAGTAAATCTGGCACGGTTCTAGCATATATACTATTGCAACACTTAACTAACTGAGGAGCAGCGAAAATGAACTACCGCGAAGTCGTAAACCTTGCAAGAAAGCATGTTGGCAATGGCGCTGAAATGGAAAGCTCTGCACGTTTATGCTTATCAGATGCAGTTGAATGCTGTAATAAGGGCGCATTTGAATCTGCTAAACGCCATGCAATTAAATCACTAGCATATAGTGTCGGTATTTTCCATGCAGATTATAAACGCGCATCTGGCCAATAATATCGGCCATAACACTTTAACAACTAACTGAGGAGCGGCGAACATGGAAAATAATAACTTAATACCTAAAGAAACCTGGCAAACACAACAGCGCGGCACAAATGATCAAGAATATCAGATATATGTTGCCAATGCTGAAGCGCTTGGCTGGTATGTTAAAACTTATCAGGAATGGCTTGAATCATGATTACCCCACCTAACTTTGCTAATTGGAATAGAGCCTTGCGCGGAGCGTACTTAAAAGGCTGGAATTCTTACGGTTCAGGATATGCAATAACTGCGTGCCCATATTCTGATATGCGCAAAGGTAGCGGTCAATTAACTTGGTCGAGATCATTTATAAAGGCATGGCAATATGGCTGGAATGATTCAAAACAATGGATAGAATCTAGTCCACATTTGCACGTTATAAAGTGCCATTAGTAACAATAATTACCTAAATAGCTCTATAACCATCATGGACAAGCTATTGACACCCGTTCTAATCATCATTACAGCCTTCGTGCTGGTGTTTATAGCTGTTCGTGTGATCTATCTATTAGCACAATGTTTTATTACTAAACAACCACTATAAAGAGGTAAATAAAATGACTAACGCACAAGAAAAGAATCACGCACTCGACAATGCAGCATCTTGGATGCAGTCTATCAGCGCAATGGTATCCGCACTTGATGTGGACTTTGATCGCTTGGAAAGCCTCCAAACAGACAAAGATAACGGCATGTTGGCAAGCGAGGACGAGGACGAATATAACGGACTTAAACAATCTGCCAACGAATTTACCAGCGAGGAAGAAGCCAGCGAACGCATACAAGAAAGCCCACTATGTGTTCAAGTGCGCGAAGGATGGAAAAATCCAGGAGAAGAAAGCGAACCGGAAGAATTTTCAATCCTGCTAACAACTGGCGGACCAGCTCTTCGCATTATTGGAGATTTAGGTCGCTACGGATCGCCGGAAAGCCCGCGCCTTCAGTATCAGGATTGGGGTACATATTGGACTGACTTTGACACTACCAGCGAACAGGACGAAGACCTCAATACATTTTGCCAACGATTCTATTTCGGCGAATAATTCACTCTAACCATTAAGGGG